AGCAGAGATGTTTAACGAAGGAGTACCTTGTTATACTGGCAAGCTCGGATTTTCATCTGAGCCTGGTGGTAAAACAAGAATATTCGCTATTGGTGATTATTGAAGTCAAATATCGCTTGAACGTATACAAACAAATTTGTATGCGTTACTACGTGGAATAAGTACCGATGCAACATCAGACCAAGATAAAGGTTTTAAAACCTTAGTCGAGGAAAGTTGTGGTAAAGATACCTATTCATTCGATTTATCTAGTGCATCAGATCGAATCCCTGCAATACTGCAGAAGATAAGACTGAGCCTTATGACAAACGATGTCGTAGCTAATAATTGATTGACAATAATGACGGAACGAGACTTCTTTATTAAGCCATTAAACAAAACTGTGAGATGGAAGGTAGGTCAACCGTTAGGTTTACTATCATCTTTCCCAAGTTTTGCCTTATGGCATCATGATATCGTTCAACTATGTGCAAACTGAGAGAGATTCTTTCGAGGCAAGCCTCTTAAGTTCTTCAAACAGTATCGCATCTTAGGAGACGATATTGTGATTTATAATAAGAAAGTGGCGCATAGATACCAATGATTGCTTACTAAAATAGGTTTAGAAATAAACCTCAGTAAGTCGATTATCGGTGATCACGGATCCTCTCAATTGGAGTTTGCCAAAAGGCTAGCTCTAAGAGGGAGTGAGATGTCTCCTATCAAGGCTAATATTTTAAATAAAGACAAGAAGGTTTTCCTCCTTGATCTATTAGAAATACTAGTCAAGACAAGTTTCATCTCAACAGATTTGAGCCATTTCGGTTCATCTCAGATCCTCAAATCTCAGGATCTTCGAATCCTCCTTTTCGTATTTTGATTAAGATTCGGTGTAACGCCCGTCTTTACAGACGGTAACGCTACTGCTGATCTTAGACGTGATGAAATTATGAAAATCATAATGACAAAACGCTTCAATAATATCAAAGAGAAGGCACAGAATTGCATAATCGTTCAATGATACAACTCCGAAGAGTTGATCAAACGTTATGAATCCTGTGGGGTGCGTCTGAATGGAAACACGCTGGTACATGGGGGAATGGGTGATAATAATATCATTCATCCTCTCATTATAGCACTAGGCCAAACAGCACGTCAAATACAATTTATGTTATTTGATATAATGGATGATTTAACTCCAGAAACCGTATCCACTGTTGAATACCTTCCAATTTTATCGAACAAAAGTTATTTTGTGGGTCGTAAGACACCACAGTTATATCTTAGTAAGATAATTATCGAAACCTATCAAGAGGTTTTGATTTCTCAAAACATTG